AGCGGGAGGATTCTAGTGGTCGGCAGCCAGCGTCTGTGTGTGCTTCTTGTGGGTCTAAATGGGGTTTATGGTACAAAGATGGCGAGTACTTAGGTCCTGAGACGCATTTTTCGACTTATAAGACGACAGTTTGTAGCGTTTGCAGCAAGGTAAAGCCGTGCACCGAAGCAGCCGACTACGGCGGTTTACGGCTTGGGTGGAAAAAAGAAGTCAAATAAATCAAAGATTTATTTTGAAATTTCTTCAAAATCTAGAGAAGCAAAAATACTTCCGCCTCCATCACTTGCAACAATTAAAGTTAGTTCAAATGCTGTAGAAGTAAATGTGTTTCTTTCTAACTGAAACTTGAATAAAGCTTCTTTAAGAATGTCAACAGATTGTGATCCTTGATTAGATGAACTAATGTAACCTGAAGCTAAAGAACGTCC